ATGACGACGCGGGCAACAACGCCTTGATGGTCAACTATGGGACCAAGGTGGCAGCGTCGGCATCTGGGAATTTCACCGACCTGACAGGGATCACGGCGCGTACCGCTGGGTCCCGCGTGTACGGCATGACGATGAACAACAACGCCTACGGTGTGTCATACGACAAACCTTCATTCAAGTGGGATGGGGCAACATCGTCAGCAGTGGATCTCGGAACTACTTTCGACGGGACCACAGGCAACTTCCCTCAAGCCCAGTACGTGGCCTTTTGGAACAACTTCGCGTGGGCTGCCAACACGTATGAGTCGGCTACGGCGCATAAGACAAGGGTCCGTTGGTCAAACGCCAACGAACCCGAGCAGTGGGGCGAAACCAGCATAGACGCCGATTACGTGGACATAGACAAGGGAGAACACGGCGACTACATAACAGGTTTGGCTCCATACGGCGACCGTCTGCTTGTATTCAAGTCGAATTCGACGTATGCGATCTTCGGGTACGATTCCGATTCGTTCCAGGTGCAACTCCAATCGGCATCGGTTGGCATGGTCCCGCTGAGCACCCCCGCAGTCACCCCGAACGGGGTGTTCTTCTGGTCCGCTCACGAAGGCGTATACCTGTACAACGGCGAACAGTTCGTGTACCTGTTCTCAAAGTTGCAGCCCGCCATAGACGATGGGCGCATCACATTCTCAAATCCCCCGCAACTCGCCTGGGGTGACAACAAACTGTACGTCAGCCTCGACTGGACAGAGGGCGGCTCCACGACACGACGCACGCTGATCTACGACCCGACTATCGGGGAGAGCGGCGCATGGGTGTCAACCAACATTGACGCTGGCCCACTGCACGCTTACAGGTCACCCAACGAAAGAGCCGCCGTGTACGCTGGATGCGTTGACAACACGGGCTGCGTGGTCGATGTTCAAGACGAACAGAACCGCACCACCGACACCTATACGGGGTCTACGGCCGTTCACATTGATTCGCATTTCGTCACCCCATGGCTACATGGGGGTGACCCGATCACGAAGAAAAGATGGGGCAAGCCACGATTCATCACCCTGGCGAAGAATACGATCAAAATGCCTGTTCAGGTATATAAGAACTACGACAAGTCGGGTGCTACAGGCTCTTTCGACGTGGATGTGACAGGCAAGGTTTCTTCGTCGCTGTGGGACACAGCGGAATGGGACAATTCTGATTCCAGCTCCCCCACGTATGCCGCTTGGGACGCTGCCGCAGTTGAATTGGTTGCTGATGTTGTGCGCCTACCCACGATTGGGACAGCACAAGCCATTTCATTGAAGGTAAATGGACCGTCTACAGATCACCATTGGGAGGTGAACGCAATGGCGTTCACATATAATTCAAGGAGATTGCGTTAAATGGCTGATCTGGCCGTATCGAACACTTTCTCCGCTGGTACCACCATTGTGGCTGCCGATGTGAACACGAACTTCGCCGAGATCGTGTCCTGGGCTACGGGAACTCCCACCTTGTCAGCGTCGGGGAACGCAACAACAGTATCAGGGACGCTAAGCGTCAGCGAGTTGGTTACCGCAAACCAGGGCGTCTTCGTTCCAAACGACTATTACGTCGTGTGGGAAGGGGCCACGGCTGACGCTTACGAAACATTTCTGAAGGCAACTGACCCGACGGCGGATCGGACCATTTGGTTGCCGAACGCAAGCGGCACGCTTACTACCGCAGATGACGCCAACGGCGTCATCGGACATTCTGTATTCAACTAAGGAAAGAACATGGCAACATACTCAAAACAACTGCTTTCGGGCGGCACCAACGGCAAGAACGTCAAGGTTGTTGCTACAGCAACGGCAGGAACAACCATTCATACCGCCGTGTCGGGCACTTCCGACATGGACGAGGTGTGGCTGTACGCCTGCAACACTGACGGGTCGGACAGGAAACTGACCTTGGAGTTCGGTGGCACTACGGCACCTGACGATCTCGTCGAGGTGACGATTGGAGCTGAGGCAGGCTGGGTGCTGGTGTGCCCAGGGATCCCGTTACAGAACGGCCTGGTAGTCAAGGCGTTCGCCGCAGCGGCAAACGTGGTGGTCATCAACGGGTACGTCAACCGTATTACTGCCTAGCAGATGTTTCGCCAGGACCGCACCAACCCGTCTACCGCCGTATCCAACTGGCGCGGGCGGCATGACGCGCCGAAGGCGTGGCCTTCGACGGCTGTGTCCACTTGGACGAATGGTGGGCTGTTCGGCGCTGTTCCGCTTGTCGCTACGGGCGGGATCATCACCCAGTATGTCGATTCGGGGACGACGTATCGGGTTCATGCGTTTCGTGGGACGGGCAAGTTTGTCGTGGCTTCTGGTGCGGCCGATGTGGACTGGCTGGTAATCGCAGGCGGTGCTGGCTCCGCTGCCCGTGGCGGCGGCGGTGGCGGTGCTGGCGGTATGCAAACAGGGACGGGCTACGCCGTGTCTGCTGGCTCTTACACCGTCACGGTCGGGGCGGGAGGCGCTGGTTCCGTTACTGATACGCTTGGTGGCGACGGATCGAACGGCGTGGCTTTGGGCACCACTTCCACTGGTGGCGGTGGTGGCGGTACGGGTGACGCTGGCGCTAGTGGAAGTACGGCGGGTCGTGCTGGTGGCTCTGGTGGCGGCGGTGGTAAACAGAGCGCAGGCGGTACTGGTACTGTTGGTCAAGGCAACGACGGCGGTGCTGGTACTGCTGGCGGGTCTGATAATGCTGGCGGCGGTGGTGGTAAAGGTGCCGTAGGCGTACTAGCGGGAGCGGGTGGCGCTGGAGCGACTGGGTATGGCATAACAGCCACCGACCCGACCTATGCAGGCGGTGGCGGTGGTGGCATGGAAGTGGGCAGCGGTAACGCTGGTGGCACGGGCGGTGGCGGCGCTGGTGGGGCACCAAATAACGCTGGCATTGGCGGCGTTCCAAACACGGGCAGCGGTGGAGGCGGTGGCGGCGTTACAGGAGCGTCAGCGGGTGACAGTCCAGGCGCTGATGGCGGTGCGGGCATTGTGATTATCCGATACGAGGTCGCCTGATGGCCCTTCCCGCATACATCGACGCCACGACGGGCGCTATCACTGACGGTGAGGCATGGGTCGGTATTGCCACGACGACGCTCGGGTCGGACGCGGCCACGGTCACGTTTACTTCAACGGATGACGGTCAGGTCGGTGACTGGTCGCAATACATGGATCTCGTGATTATCGGTTATTCCCGTACTGACACAGGGCATGTGTACGGCTGGATCGGGGTGAACCTCAACAACGACACTGGTTCCAACTATGATCAACAATGGTTCTACGGCGACGGATCGTCTGTGACTGCCTACACGTTCGGTGACGCCGTGTGGTATATGGGATCTATGGGAGGCGGCGCAGGGGCAAACGAGTTTGGTGTCGGTGTCTTTCAGATCTTCGATATCAACAGTGGCAAATACAAAGCCGGTCTGGGGCAACGGGCAGCCGACTCTGCTGGTGACGGCTACGTTAGCCTCCAAGTTGGCACATGGAAGAGTCAAGATGCGGTTTCTGAAATCGACCTGACCGAATACACCACTGCTGGCAATATTGTTGCTGGTTCTTCGTTCTCCCTGTTCGGTGTGTTGCCAAGGATGGTTGCCTGATGGCTGTTATCGAAGCAATCGCCACAACGTATTTGGAGGCTGATGCTGCGTCGGTGACGTTCTCGTCTATTCCTGCAACGTATGAGCATTTGCAGTTGCGGATGAATATCAGAACTCTGCGTACCAGCAACCTTGAAACCACAGGGATGCAACTCAATGGTGACACGGCTGGCAACTATGAGACACATAGAATGTACGGCCAGACAACCTCTACGGCAGCGGGGGGTGAAGTCGCAACCACACGATTGTACGCAACAGGACAAATGCCCACCTCGATTATGCCACCACGGACCTTGTACGGGGCAGGTCTTGTGGATTTTCTTGATTACGCCAACTCCAACAAGAACACAACGATTCTTTTTCAATCTGGCGAAAACGATGACACCTATCCGTATATGACATTCGGTAGCGGGTTGTGGGAAGACACATCTGCGGTATCCACGATCCTGTTGTACCCAGCGAACGGATCGGCTGGCTTTATGCGTGGTTCTGTGTTCACCCTCTACGGATTGAAGTCCTCGTAATGGCTGCTTTCACGGTT